CCAGTGCAGATATTGACACTTTAAAGTCCGATGTTTCTAGTTTAAAGACGAATTTAACAAATGCTTCTAACAAAGCGGACACTAATGCCAAAGCAATCACCAATTTACAATCAGATTTGACCACATTAAGTGCAACAGTAAAAGATGCGCAAAATTCTATATTTTCAATTAGTAGTGAGCAGAAGGAGTTGATTGAAGATGTGCGCGAATTACAAAGCATTGGAATTTTCATTGATTCTGATGGAAAATTTTATATAGAGGAGGATGAATGATGGCGAAGAAACCAATCATCAATGACCAGCTGGATGATATCACAACACAATTTACTCGTCTGAATGAACAGTTTGTACAACAGAACGCAATTTTACAGGTTCTAGCGTCCGATCAGACAACAGCACTTACAAGTAATTTAAAGGCAATTCAACAACTGGTACGCAACGGGCTGGCCCCGGAAATACTGGCAATCGGAGACCAGATTGTAGTGCCGTGGACAGACATCACGACCGGAACACAGTACACAATGCCTTTTGACATTGTGCACTTCGGGGAAGTGGAGCTGAAAGACGGGGAAAAGGTTCCGGGAATGTTTTTACAGAGCCATTACGCAACGCCATTTGCAGTACAATTTGACAATTACGAGGCGTTTTACTACTGCGAGGAGGAGTTGGCTGCAGGGACATATAACCTCACCATGGGAAACTCATGGGGGACAAATGTGGTGTCGGGCAAAACCTACCAGTTCACGCTGGAAAAAAATGTGCCAGCGGGTGGCCAGCTGGCAGGATTCAGGGGAGCGCCGGATCAGGCACCGAGCAGCTGGAAGGTATACAGCTATGAAAGCAAAACGGCAACAACACCACTGGAAACAGTGACGGTGGCAGAAGGCAGCGGCGGGACAAATCTGGGAACGCTGTCGTCTGGTACGAAGTATGCAGACAACGGAATCAACAATATGCAAAGAGTAGCATACGGATACAACCGGTGGTCACAAAGTGCATACAGACAGTTTTTGAACAGCGTGGGAAAAGCAGGTGAGTGGTGGAGCCCGCAGAACAACTTTGACCGCGCTCCGGACCAGATCGCAAAAGCAGGATTCCTGACGGGATTCGAGGAGGAATTTCTGCAGGTGTTAGGGACGGTCAAGGTAACAACCAATCTCAACACTACATCCGACGGAGATATCGGAACGCAGGAAACGACGTATGACAAGATTTTTCTGCCGTCGCTGGAGCAGATATACGTAAGTCCACAGCTCGCCGGAGAAGGCGAATACTGGGAATACTGGAAACGCGTCACTGGAGCAACAGCGCCGCAGGCACAAGGAAAAACATATCCGGAGCGCATTACATACGCAGTGGAAAATCACAGCTCAGCGCAGGCCGTCCGCGTGCGCAGTGCGCACCGCGGCGCCGCGGGCCACGTCTGGACTGTGTCCAGCAGCGGCGCCGTAAGCAACTACTACGGCGCGGCCTTCGCTTATCGCTGCGCTCCGGCTTGTGTCATCTGCTAATCGCAATAATCAGCGGGCAACGCCTTGCCCGCTGATGGATAGGAAAGGAGAAAAACAAATTGTCAGTACCAGAATTGCAGCGGGGAGAAGGCAAACTGAACGTTTTAGTAAAAGCGGATGATTTAGCGGTATACACAATCCGAATCACACGAAACGCAAAGATATTTTTACCGGAGTATCAAACAGCCCTGACAAATGACATCATCAAATCGGCAAAAGATATTTTTATATGGTGTTGGACGGCGAACAATATCAGAGTCGGGGACAGCCCGGAAAATTGGAAAAACAGGAAGAAACTGCAGCAGCAGGCGGCCAGAGAATGCAATAATCTGCTTGCAATGATCAGAATCGCAAAGCCTTTATACCACCTCGCAAGCAAGCGCGTAAAATACTGGAGCGAGAAAATCTTGGAAGTAAGAAGATGCATTAGAGCATGGAGCGAGAGCGACCAGGAACGATATAAGAATCTGGAAAATTAAAAAACCACGGGCTGTAGGCTAAAAGCGCAGAACGTCCGCTTGCGCAGTGCGAACCGCGGCAACGCGAACAACGTCTGGAATGTGAACAGCAGCGGCAACGTCAACAACAACAACGCGGCCAACGCTTATCGCTGCGCTCCGGATTGTGTAAAGCATAGGGCCAAAAGCCACCCTGTAAGGGCGGCGACCCAACACACATACACAAGGAGCCGAGTGCCCGGCCGACAAGGCCAAACAACACTGACTCGATGCAGGCAGCTTGCGAGCTGACCCTGCTATTAACGAGGATGACAATGGAGAATGACGTAATCGAACAAGTAATCGGCTTTGACGCGCTGTACGAATCGATGGAAAAGTGCAGACAAGGAGTAATGTGGAAAGATTCTGTCGCACACTACTACTTGAATAGCATTGAGGAAACACTGAAAATCGAAAAGCAGCTAAAGGAGGGGAGCTACAGGCCGCGAAAGCCGTTGAAATTTACAGTAACATCCCCAAAACCAAGAGAGATTGTGAGCATCGCTTTTAGAGATCGAGTATACCAAAGGAGCCTTAATGACAACGCAATCTACCCACAAATATCCAAGAGGTTTATTCACGGAAATGCGGCGTGTCAAACGGGAAAAGGAACGGATTTTGCGCGAAATTATCTAAAACGATATCTGCAAAAATACTACAGAAAATATGGGACAAATGGGTATGTGCTGCAGTGCGACATAAAAGGATATTATCCCAACATGCGGCATGACGTACCGGTGGAAAAATTCAGGCGATGTCTGGATGAGTGGACCTATGAAGCGGCCAAAAGTGTGCTGGAGGAACAGTATAAAGGCGAGGTAGGCTACAACCCGGGGAGCCAGATGGTGCAGATCGCAGGGATATCGGCGTTAGATGACCTGGATCACTACATCAAAGAGCGCCTGAGGACCAAATTTTATCTGCGGTACATGGACGACTTCCTGTTGATCCACAAGGATAAAGAGTATCTGGAGGAGTGCAGAAAAAAGATCGAGGAAAAGCTGAAAGAGAAAGGCTTTGAATTGAACACGAAGAAAACAAAAATCTATCCAATCAAGGATGGAATCCAATTCTTAGGTTTTGTGTTCCGGCTGACGGAGACGGGAAAGGTGATCATGACAGTCAGCCCGCAAAGCGTCAAGCGGGAAAGAAAACACCTCCAACATCTTGTAGCCAAAGCAAAACGCGGAGAGATCACAAAAGATAAAGTGGATTTTTGTTTCGCGGCGTGGAAAGCGCACGCGGCGATAGGAAACAGCTATAAATTGCTAAAAAGAATGGACGCATATTATGAAAGCCTATGGAAGGAGGAATCATGATGAGGTATGAAAGAAACAAGGGCGATCTCAGGGAGAGAAAACTGAACGAGGTAGCCAGAGCAGAGGTGGAGAAGCAGGAGGCCCTGCTGGAGTATGTGGCAGCGATGGCAGACATTGAGTTGCCGGAGGACGGAAGCGAGGTGACGGACGATGAGCATGAGTAAATTCGCGGAAAGATGCAAGGCGTATTATGAGAGCGGCTGGTACACCAGGAAGATGTTAAAGAACATGGTGGAAAAAGGAAAGCTCACGGAGGAAGAGTACAATGAGATCACAGGAGAAAGCTATGGCTGAAATGCAGTATCATGCGCGCCCACCCACATCGAAGAAGGCTATTGGAAAATAGAAAGCAAAAGGAGAAGGTATGGAAGCGATAATTGCATCAATTATAACCGGAGGGCTTGCGCTGATCGGTGTTGTAATCACAAATTATGGCAGCAATCGCAAAATCGAGCAGACATTAGCAACGCAACAGGCAGTTACGGCTACGAAAATGGACGAATTGACCCGTGAGGTTCGTGAGCATAACAATTTCGCAAGACGTATGCCTGTTGTGGAGGAACAAATCAAGGTAATCAATCATAGATTAGCAGATTTAGAAGGTGAGGTAAAAAAGAATGGAGCAGATAGTTGAGTATGGTTCACAGCTTTTAATCCTTGTTGCGGTGCTGGCTTTTACAGTTTCTGTAATAACACAAGTAACGAAAGAAATGCCGTTACTTGCAAAAATTCCGACAAATTTGCAAGTAATCATCACATCTATGGTGTTATCAGTTTTGGTGGTAATTGTGTATTGCCAATGGGAAGTGATTGCTATTTTGTGGTACTACATCGCGGGAGCATTGGTACTTGGATTTTTTGTAGCATTTGTGGCAATGTTTGGCTGGTCTGAATTGACAGACCTTTGGAATAGATATAAGAAAGAGTAGGTGATCGTATGGCTAATAGAACATGGGATACAGCGATTAAGAATGGTTTGAGAGCATACACGCAGAGAGACAAATATGTGTATTTCTACGGAGCAAAGGGTCAGACGCTGACTAAGAAAACAATGGATTCTCTTTGGGCTGCAAGCCCGGACTACTTCAAGAGATATTCTGCTGCAGAGAAAGAGCAGATTTATCGCAACAGTTACGGAAAGATTGGATATGACTGCTCCGGTTTTGTCGGATGGGTGTGTACTGGCGATAAGCAGTACAGCACAGGACAGTATAACAATACATCATTCAAGACGCAGGACCTTGTTGCTGGTGTAGCTGGTTCAATCCTCTACACAACATACAGCGGTGCTGGACGGCATATTGGAATT